GAAAAGTGAAAGCGCCAGGTTGCAGCCCGGCGCTTTCGGCGACTACATCAATTAGTGTGGAGAAATAATCGCGTGAATAATTTAAACAGATCCCCGGATTTTCCGCAATTCCGTTGCCTGCCCATGACAGGCGGGACCAGCCAGCAGCCATTCCGCTATTCACTCAATTTACCTGATGGTCCTCAAACCGTTAACCACAGTTTCGTTGAGTGGGCTGTGGGTAACGCCAATGAAAAACATCGCAAATCAGGGGGCTAAATGCCCCAGCTATCAGACGAGATTATTCAGCCGTGGGTCGCGCGCTATGCCGATCCACGCGGCGTTATAGTTGAAACCATAGGCGTCGATGTAACGAATAACCGGGTGCTGTTCAGGCGTCCAGGTTACCCGTACGTCTGCGTCCAGCCCCGTAACCTATGGGGTCAGAAGTTCAGGAGAGTTAGTGATGAGCGTTAAATTGTCTGCATACGTCTGGGACGGTTGCGCGGCGTCAGGTATGAAAATCACCAGCGTGGCCATCATGGCGCGCTTGGCTGATTTCTCCAGTGATGAGGGTATCTGCTGGCCGTCAATCGCGACCATAGCCCGTCAGATTGGCGCAGGCTCCAGCACGGTGCGCACCTCGATACGCAAATTAGAAGCCGATGGCTGGCTGACCAGCACTACGCGGCGTAAGGGGAACCGTAACACGTCGAATATATATCAGCTGAACGTCAGGAAACTGCGTAATGCGGCCTATGCTCACCAGCCAGAATCTGACGCGTCAGAATCTGACATATCAAAATCTGATGCATCAAAAACTGATACATCAAAATCTGACACGTCAAAATCTGATGCACCAAATTCTGACCCCTCAAATTTTGACCCGACGGAATCTGGCAAAAATCCGGGTTTTCACCCGCCAGAATCTGGCGACGATCCGTCAGTAAATTCAAAACATGATCCATTAGATAAAAAACCTATATGTCCTGGAGCTACGCCCCCGGACGTTCTGCCTGTGGATAAACCCCTGTCTGATGATTCAGACGCGGTGGTGTATAGCCCCAAAAGAACCATGTGGGGCAGTGACGAGGATTTGAAGTGCGCGCAGTGGATATGGGAGCAAATCATCCACCTCTACGAAAAGGCCGCCGAGACTGATGGCGAGCTGGCAAGACCACGAGAACCCAACTGGACCGCGTGGGCTAACGACGTGCGCCTGATGTGCTCACAGGACCAGCGCACTCACTACCAGATTTGCAAGATGTTCAAACGTGTTCAGAGCGATCCGTTCTGGTGCCGGAACATCCTCAGCCCGTCAAAACTCCGTGAAAAATGGGATGAGCTGTTACTCAGACTCGGCCCGGTTCAGCGGTCAATCACAGACATTTCACTAGTGGATTACGCCATCCCGGAAGGGTTTCGCGGTTATTAAGGAATATCAAAAATGACTACGCTATCGAAAATTTATGACAACAAATCTAAAACTGAAACGAACATCACGACCCGCAAAACCTACCTGCTGGGCGTTGATGAACTCTATGTCGAGATTGGTTACAACATCCGGGAAATAGATCAGACCCACGTCGAGGAATTCCGCGATGCCTATTTCGCTGGTGAGCATGTGCCTCCGCTCGCTGTGCAGGTAACAGAGCAGGGCATAAAAATCATCGATGGCCATCACCGTTACTACGGGGCCAAACTGGCACAGGAGGCCGGTTATGACATCCGCCTGGAATGCAAAGATCTCGTAGGCAGTGAGGCGGACCGTATCGCCTTCATGGTCACATCCAGTCAGGGACGTGCACTGGAACCACTGGAGCGAGCAGCGGCATATCAGCGCCTAATTAATCAGGGCTGGGAACCCGCGCAGATTGCTAAAAAAGTGAAACGGTCGATCACTGACGTTGAGAATCACCTGGCGCTGCTGACGTCTGGCGATGAGCTGATCGCACTAGTTAAAAACAAAGAGGTTGCCGCCACTACCGCCGTCGCGCTGGTTCGTGAACATGGTGCTTCAGCGGGCAAAGTAGCGAAGAATGAGCTGGAAAAAGCAAAAGCTATGGGTAAGAAGAAATTAACCAAAGCCGCAGCCCTGCCACAGTTCAGCGCAAAACAAACTCGTCAGCTGGTGGAACTGTTAGCCAAACATTGCCAGGTAGAGCAGAACGAGGAGGGCGCACGTATTACCCTGACGTTTGAAACTGACCTTCAGGTGGCTGAGGTGATGGATATCATTCAGGCCGCCAAAGAGCATCACGGCGTCACAGCGTAAAGCAGTTACTGAAGTACCCTGCCAGATGATAAATTAATGCTCTATGGGAGAAGTAGAGATTCGAATGTTGCTAAATTGGGGGCGATCATGCATAAGCGTTATTCAGCTTAGTAACATATGTTTGAGTCGGATGCTCTAAACTGTGAACGTTTTCACATAAATGAAATATCGACTGGAAAAACTGAAATGATTTCAGGGCGGATCATATCTACCAAGGGTATCTCTGGTGTGATATTTATGATAAGTAATTAGATTAGTGGTAAGTTATTCTTGCTCATATTCTTACTTAAGTGAAAAAATATCTGTCTTCTTTTATAACTTAAACAGGTCATCAGTATGAATTCTACCGATTCGGCAATTGGAGCAGTTAATACTTTTATAAAAAGAATTATGGAACTAAAAAGTGAAGGCATGGTACCAACCACGTTTCGAGGTCAAAAAAACGAAGCGTGGGATGCGTTGCCGTCTATTTTTAGGCCTGACTATGAATATGCATATAAAAATGAAGATTTTATAGTTAGGGATATTGTTTCAGCACATCCTGCTGAATTTGAGTCTGACAAAACAATGTTTGATAGACTTGTTAGAATGCAGCATTATGCACTACCAACGCGTTTGCTTGACGTAACAATAAACCCTCTGGTCGCTCTTTGGTTTGCTACTGAGGAAAATAATGAAAAAAGGAAAATATCTAATGGCAGGTACATCAATAAGAATACTGATGGGCGATTGTTCATATATTATATCCCGCCTCATAGGAAAAGATATTATGATAGCGATACGGTGACGTGCCTATCAAACTTGTCAAATCTAAAGCTTGACACTAAAGAAGAAATTATTGAGCTTGCATTTTCTCTAGCGAGTAGTGGTCTAAATGAAAGAGAAATGATTGCGGAATTTAATAAAAAAACTAACTATCATGTAGACCAGTTATTCTATCAAGCAGGGATGGAGAAATCTCATTTTCGGAAAGTCATAAATCCTAAGGACTTAACCAACCCTATCTATGTAAAACCAAAGATGAGTAATAAAAGGATAATTGCCCAATCTGGTTCTTTTTTACTTTATCCAATTCATCCTCATCAAACAAAAAACTATGAGGGAAACGATCTTGACATAAAAGTTGAAACGTTGATCATCCAGGCTGGGGCAAAAGTTAAGATTCGCAATCAATTGTCACAATTAGGAATTCACGCAGGATCATTGTTTCCTGAAATGGATAAAGCTTCAGGATATATATTAAACCAGTACATTAATAACTTTTAAAATTTAAGAAAATTATAAGAGTGCACCTATTTTTAATTTTAGTTATAAACTGGAAGTTAAAATGATTTTTCATGAATTAGAAGAAAAATATAAAGAAATGATGTTAGAAAGTGCATTAGGAAATGAAGGCAAGGTTGATAAAAAACTTAGTGGGATGTGTGGAGATGTTTATATCCTTGATCGAGGTCCATCATCTTTCCCCCGCTACTCTTGTGCAAAGATTCCAAAATTATTGAAGGGATTGAGTGAAGATGCCGTCAATGCTCGTTTTGTTAATGAGCTTGAGAATCAATTAAAATATTTCCATCATCAATATGTTCATTGGGCATATGATTTTAAAGAAGTCATGGGGGTGCCAGTTGCATTATTTCGATATTGGGGAAGTGATTTAAGGAAGGTCATTAATAACGGTAATCATTCATTAATAAGCAAGCTATCTATCATTGTTTATCTATGTATTGGTCTTAAGCATTGTAATAAAAATGGGATGATATCACATCAAGATTTAAAGCCAGAAAATATTTTCATAAGAAATATGCGTGACGATTTTAGGGAGCTTCCAAAAGAGGATGTATATACATTCCCTCTGATTGGTGACTTTGGCTTAGCGAATGCTTCCATTGACAGTAATTTTTTTGAAGGGGCAAGACCATATATGGCACCCGAACAATGGCTTAATAATACGCTATCTTCTAAAACTGATGTTTTTTCCTTAGGGGTTATTCTTTTTGAGTTGGTTTCAGATGGATATCACCCTGTAGGTATTAAATTATCCGACTTCTGGCCTGAACCACCCCCTGGTAATGGTAAGAAATGGGTACGACCTGAGCCGTGGCGTAAATGGGCGACAGGGGGTGATTTAATTAATAAAGGTTTAGAGAAAGATTTTGATCCTGATATCTTAATTCTGATAAAAGGAATGTTAGCAACAAATCAAGAAGTACGGCCTAAAATTGAAGATGTATTAGTGAGGCTGCTAGAGATAATAAAGTCAAATGATGAGTCAAGCCATTCTCAATTAATTTTATTAATCAATCATTACAATTCTCAGGTTACAACTGAAGATCTTGAACATAAGTGGCCATCACTTTTTACACGCTGGAAAAGGTTTAAGGATAAATTTGGTCAATAAGTGAATTTTTGAATGTTTCTGACTTCTATGAAAATCACAAGGACTTCTGATGACACTTTGCAGAGTTCATCACAATGATTTGTGCCTGTATAAAAGCGCGTGAGTTGAGATACATGACAGCCCAATGGTACGAATACTTCCATTCGTCTTTAACGTGGTTATTTTTTAGAGTAAGTAGTGTGTGGAGAAGCTATGTGTGAGATTTTTCGAGGAATAGCAGTTGGGGAGTTTGAACTAAGAACGCTTGAAAGCATTTGGCTCCAGGGTAAGTTAAAAATGTGGGGCCGCTGGTCAGCAATTAATGAGTGTCCTGAAGCACCGGACATGTTTAAAAATATTTTGAAGAGATACGTCATCACGGAAAACGATTTAAGCAACATCCTCAAGAAACTGAAAAGAATAGGTTGCTCGAAAGAGCTGGAATCATGGATGGAAAACATGATGCGTGAAAGCCTGCGTTCAAGCCTTATTTTCTGTACAGACGATGAAGCCTTAGCGATGGACAGAGTTATCGCCAGCGTTCTTATTAATGATCAACCATTGCGTCATCTTATTGAGAGGCATTACCGCGACAGGGTGAGTATGCGCAACCTGGCTGATGAGCTGAATGAAAATCACCCCGATTGGAGTTACTCAACTTGTCGACGCCGTATAAAGGCTTGGCTATCAGTTGCTGAATATATGCTTTACCAGCCAATGAACGATGCATTCGAATTAAATAGCGCAAGGTTTTACTTGAATAGTGAACCAGTGACTGATTAAATAGCTGTATGCTTCGCACGATTTCATCCGCAAGCAACCCCTCTTCAAGACCCGCCTCCGAGCGGGTTTTTTGTTTAATGCTAATCATGCTCTTATTGATTGCTAGAGCTGAGCGCCATTACAGGCCTTTCCTTAAAAAAGGCATAAAGTTAGTATTTCTCTTTTCAAGGAGGAAGCATGAGATACTTTTGTACGTTTTTGATGCTGGTGACGGTTTCATCCCATTCAGCAATAAAAAATCATCAGCAGTCAGCTGAAGATTTATGTGAGATGGAATGGCATATAACGGATAGGGCCGGTTCAACTGATACTGATGTATTTGAAATCGTATATGGTGAATTGACTGCTTTTAATGCAGCCGGGCATTCCCTGTCTGACTATTCGATAGATAAAGCTGACTTTGTGAAAGTCTCCACTGAGGGCGCTAAGAACTTCAGAAAAATGGTGGGTGAGATGACCACTCCCTATGATGAAGCCAGAAGCTTCTTTAAGGAGAGAATGACACCAATTTGCATCAAAAATGTTTTAAAAACCCTGAACCAAGATCACTGATATTTAACCGCTTAACCAGATTTAGGCTCGCTACGGCGGGCCTTTTTTGTTTCTAAAGTCACTCTAAAAAACAGAGGGAGAAGTAATGGCTGAGCCATTGAGCACCAGCGCTACTGTGGGAACGGTAGCTGGCTGGGGCATTGTCACGTCTGCGCTGGTGGGATTCATCACCTCTGTAGATTACTCAATCGCATTCGGGGCGTTTGCCGGGTCTATGTGCTTTATCGTCACTGTCAGTGACCTGACGCGCCGCCAGATATTTGGTTATTTCCTCTTTGGCTATGCAGCTGGCGTATTTGGAGCCGGGTTTGTTGCGGACAAAGTAGAGGACTATCTGGATTACCGCGAAAAACCGCTGGACGCACTAGCGGCTGTAATCATTTCCGCTGCTGCGGTGCAGGGCTATTTCTGGCTGAAAAACGGCGGTGTTTCAAAACTGCCATTCGTTAAAAAATGGCTGGGGGAGAAATCATGATTAGTAGCGATTTCCTGACAGTGATTGATGTCGCCATTTGCGCGGCTATTGCCGTGCGCCTGATGGCATTCAGCAAAACAGGGCGAACCCATAAGCGCGGTATTTCATGGATAGCTGCTGGTCTGATTCTGTTTTATGGCAATTTCGCATTGCTTTGGCTGTTCGGGCAATACCACGCCAGCGGCTGGCCGGTAGTGGTGGCGAACGCGTTGATCTGCGCGGCTGTATTTGCGGTGCGAGGTAATGTCGCACGCATTGTTTCTTATCCAACAGAGGGAAGTAGTAAAAATGACAGATAATAAAAAACCACGTGGCATCCGCAACAACAACCCCGGAAACATTCGCTGGGGCGATGAGTGGCAGGGGTTGATATCAAAATCCCAGCGCACTGATAAATCGTTCTGCCAGTTCATCTCGCCAGATTACGGTATCCGCGCAATGATTATCATCCTGCGCAATTATCAGAGCAAATATGGGCTGCGGACGATCACCGGCATGATCAAGCGCTGGGCCCCACCTAACGAGAACAATACGCAGGCATACATCAACAGTGTTGCGCAGGCTACAAGTACCGGAGTAAA